CCTAATGTTGCTATGTTTGCCGCTACTTTATTGCATAGCGCTACTAATACTCATTTCTTCCATTGGTCAACAAATTCTTACTCACAGCATAAGGCTTTGGGCAAATACTATGATGAGATAGTAGAATTGGTAGATGACTACGTTGAAGCCTACATGGGTTGCTACGAACAGATTAAAGACTTCCCAAGCGTCTATCACCAGCCTAAAGATGCGCTTAAATACATGGAATCATTGAAGAATTTTGTAAATGAAGCCAATGCAGACTTGCCGCAAAAACAAGAATTAATCAATATTGTTGCAGAAATACAACAGTTAATTGACTCTACTTGTTACAAACTTAAATACCTCAAGTAAGGAATAGCTATGCCAATGGATAAATCAGGTTCAGCCCAATCGGTTGGCAAGAACTATAAGACTGAAGTAGCTGCCGGTAAGCCAAAGAAACAAGCATTGGCTATTGCACTTAATGAACAGCGTACCCATGCTAAAGGCAAAGTAAAAGCCAAGTTAGAAGCAGCTTACGAGAAATACATGAAATGAGTCGTAAAGACCAAATTCGTGCTGCAGTAGAAAAGCATGATAAACCTATTCCAAAGACTACAGTCGGCAAAGGTAAGAACTATCTACCTACCGAACAAGGTGCTGGAATGACAGCCAAAGGTCGGGCAGCATACAATGCAAAGAATGGTAGTAATTTAAAAGCACCCCAATCTAGTGGGCCAAGGCATGATAGTTTCTGTGCTAGGTCTAAAGGCTGGACAGGGGAACGAGGAAAAGCAGCTAGGGCAAGGTGGAAATGCTAATGAAGAATGGTCTATACGCAAACATTCACGCAAAGCAAGAACGCATTAAAGCTGGTTCTGGCGAAAAGATGCGTAAACCTGGTAGTAAGGGTGCGCCAAGTGCTTCAGACTTCAAGCAAGCCGCCAAAACAAGAAAAGAAGTCATTACTGACAAAATGAAGGATATGTAATGAAACACATGACAAGAAGCTACCCGCCAGAGAACGCTATGCTGCGCCCGCACAAAGAATCAACGCTAGAAAAACAACAGAAACAGCGTCAAGACCATAATCCTCCATTAGAACTAGATGAGAGTGGTATTCTTAACAAGAAAGCTAACCAACGCATGAAGCGTAAACAGGCTTTAATGGATGCAATGAACAAGAACCATGACCCCGATATTGTTGGTTAATATGTAATACAATAAAAGCATTAATATTCAACCACTTGGATAGATATGCAAATTAAAGAAGTCGAAATTACAGCGTTAATACCTTACGCTAAAAATTCTAGGACTCACGATGATGCCCAGGTAGCGCAAATAGCCGCCAGCATTAAAGAGTTTGGGTGGACTAATCCAATACTTGTAGATGGGGACAAAGGCATAATTGCTGGTCATGGCAGATTAATGGCCGCCAGAAAGCTCAAAATGGACAAAGTACCAGTTATTGAGTTAAACGGTATGACTGAAGCCCAAAAGAAAGCCTATGTAATAGCAGATAACCGATTAGCCTTAAATGCTGGTTGGGACAATGCCATGTTAACTATTGAGTTACAAGACTTAGAAGATGAAGGCTTTGACCTATCTTTAACAGGCTTTGACGATTCAGAGTTAGATGCCTTGCTAAACCCTATAGAAGAAACAGAAGGTTTAACAGATGAAGATGCTGTGCCTGATGTGCCGAAAGAACCAAAAACAAAGCTAGGCGACATATATATCCTTGGAAATCATAGACTTATGTGCGGTGATAGCACAAGCATTGATGCTGTAGATAAGTTAATGGATGGTAATTCTGTAGATTTATTGTTTACTGACCCCCCATACAATGTAGCTTTTAATGGTCGTAGTGGTAAACACGATGTAATTAAAAATGACAATTTATCTGAATCAGACTTTGAAGCCTTTATTGGCGAGGTATGCAATACCATTAAAGCTATTGACCCAAAGGTCTATTACATTTGGTGTAATTGGAAGTTTTACGGCATATTACAAGGCAAATTAGAATACAAAACCTGTATTGTTTGGGCTAAAAATGTATTTGGTATGGGTAATGGCTATAGACACCAACATGAGTTTTGCTTATTTAATGGCAAAATTGATGAAATTATTAAAAATGAGTCAGATTTGTGGGAAGTTAAAAAAGACCATAATTATGTACACCCCACACAAAAGCCTGTAGCGCTATCTATAAGAGCATTTGGCAACCATATTAAATTGCTTAATGTATTAGATTTATTTGGTGGCTCTGGCAGCACATTAATTGGGGCAGAACAAACAGGTAGAAAAGCATTTGTTATGGAATTAGACCCTAAATACTGCGATGTCATAGTAAAGCGTTGGGAAGACTTTACTGGCAAAAAAGCTATTTTAGCGGAGTTATAAAAATGGCTGAAAAAGGTAGACCCCCGCACAAACCCACAAAGGACACCCAAGAACAGGTAAAACGCTTATCTGCGCTAGGTTGCCCCCATGAAGATATAGCCACACGCTTAAAGATTAGTGCCGATACCTTGGTTAAGTATTACAAAGATGAATTAGACGAAGGCCGTATTGATGCCAATGCCGCTATAGCTGGTACATTGTTTAGTCAAGCTAAAAAGGGTAATACGGCTGCTGCAATCTTTTGGTTAAAAACAAGGGCAAGATGGAAAGAAACCCAAGTGAATGAGGTTACAGGGCTAGACGGCAAAGACTTTACTATTTCATGGGCAGATGAAGCGTAACATAAAGCTACTATATCGCCCTAGAAAGGTATTTGAGGACTTTCATAGCCGTAGCCAGCGCTGGGGCGTGGTTGTGGCACACAGGCGCTGTGGCAAGACTGTGGCTTGTATTAATGAACTAATAGTAAAAGCCTTATTGGAAGGCAAATCTGATGGGAGATACGCTTATGTTGCACCTTATTACAGCCAAGCTAAAAACATTGCTTGGGACTATTTGCTTAGGTTCTCTAAACCAGTTATGGCAAAAGCTAATCAAAGTGAACTCTGGGTCGAACTCATTAATGGTGCGAGGATTCGACTGTTTGGTGCTGACAATGCTGATTCCTTGCGTGGTTTGTACCTTGATGGCATCGTACTTGACGAATATGCTGATATGCGCCCTCGTATTTGGGGTGAAATTATTAGACCACTCCTCGCAGACAGACTAGGCTGGGCAGTATTTATTGGTACTCCTAAAGGCCATAATGCTTTCTGGGATATATATAACAACGCTACCAAAAATGATGATTGGTATGCTAAAACACTAAGGGCAAGCCAAACAGGGTTATTGCCTAAGTCTGAGTTAGAAGATGCTGCTAAGTCTATGACTCAAGACCAATACCTCCAAGAGTTTGAATGTGACTTTGAGTCAGCTATTGTTGGTGCTTACTACGGTAAAGAGATGCGCCAAATCACAGACCAAGACAGAATTACCAAGGTTGAACTAGACCCTATGTTTCCGCTATTTAGTGCGTGGGACTTGGGTTACTCAGACGATACAAGCATTATTAGTTACCAGGTTGTACATGGCGAGATACGCATTGTTGACTACCATTCAAGTAATGGGCAGTCTATTCCGTTTTATACCGGCTTAATCAAACAGCGTGAAATTGAGTGGAATGTAAAATATACGACACATTTTTTACCCCATGACGCTAGGGCTAAAACTTTAGCAAGTGGTGGAAAGTCCATAATTGAACAACTTTCTGACAAAATTGCGTTAAAATGTTTAAAAATTGTGCCAAGTTTGTCACTTCAAGACGGAATTCAAGCAGCAAGGATGGCTTTACTTAGATGCTGGTTTGATGCCGAAAGAAGTGAAGGTTTGATTGAATGTTTAAGGCAGTATCAAAGAGAGTGGGATGAGGATAAGAAAGTGTTTAGGGATAAACCTAGGCACGATTGGACTTCTCACGGTGCAGACGCATTTAGGATGCTAAGCATTGCCTGGAAAGAAGAAGCTAAGTTGCCTAATAAGGATGACTCCATTAAAGGGCTATTTGTAGGTAAAACCGAAGTAAGTTTGAATGACTTGTGGAAACAACCACAATCCACTTCAAGAGGAAGAATTTGATGGCAAACGATAAAGCTACAGTTAATCATACCTACGAAGATTGGTATAAAACCATTATGGGCTATGAACGCAGCTACAAGCGTTGGGAAGCCAGAGTTGACCGCATAGTAAAGAAATATAAAGATGATAGCCGCTACGACAGAAACCCTAATGCACGATTTAACATCCTCTGGAGTAATGTTCAGACTATTCAGCCAGCTATCTTTGCAAGACTGCCTAGACCTGATGTTAGTCGTAGGTTTAGAGATAATGACCCAATAGGTCGAGTAGCCTCAATGATGCTTGAAAGGGCATTAGAGTTTGAAATTGAACACTATGGTGACTATAAGTCAGCCATGAATAACGCAGTATTAGACCGTCTATTAGGTGGTCGTGGTGTAGCTTGGGTTCGTTATGAACCGCATATTGTTGGCGAAGAAGCAGGTATGACCGATGGCGACACACCTGATGACGGCTTACAAGTTAGCGAAGATTCTGATGAAGCTGAAACTCCTGAAGCAATCGAGATTGAGAACCCTGAAAGAATTGAATATGAGTGCGCCCCTGTAGATTATGTTCATTGGCGTGACTTTGGTCATACGATTGCCCGTACATGGGAAGAAGTAACCGCAGTTTGGCGCAGAGTATATATGTCTCGCCCTGCCCTAGTTGAACGCTTTGGAGAAGAATTAGGCTATCAAATCCCATTAGATACCAAACCAGACGACTTAAAGCAATCTTATAAGTCTGATGACGGTGTATATGAGGCGGTGATATACGAAGTTTGGGATAAAGAAACAGGCAAGGTGTTGTGGATTTCTAAGTCATTAGGCAAGATTGTTGACGAAAGAGATGACCCACTAGGATTAGAAAACTTCTGGCCTTGTCCAAAGCCACTCTATGCGACTCTGACTACAGATTCCCTAGAACCAATCCCTGATTACACTATCTACCAAGACCAAGCTAGAGAATTAGATGTTCTGTGCGACAGAATTGATGGCTTGATTAACGCCCTTAAGGTGCGTGGTGTATATGATGCATCGGCATCTGAGTTACAACGCTTGTTCTCTGAGGGCGAAAACAACACCATGATTCCAGTAAACAACTGGATGGCTTTTGCCGAGAAGCAAGGCATGAAAGGTGCTATTGATTTAGTAGATTTAACCCCATTTGCAAGCGCATTGATGTCCTGCTATCAAGCAATGGAACAAGTTAAGGGTCAAATCTATGAATTAATGGGTATTGCTGACATTCAGCGTGGTCAAACTGACCCTAGTGAAACCCTTGGCGCACAGATTATTAAGTCAAACAATGCTGCCGGTAGATTAAAGACTCAGCAACACGCAGTCGTAGATTTTGCAACATCTCTATTGTCTATTAAAGCGCAGATTATCTGCAATCATTTTACAGATGAGACATTGGTTAAGATTTCTGGTGCAATGCAGTTATCGCCACAAGACCAACAGTTAATTCCGCAAGCTATTGCCCTATTAAGAGACGAAGCAAGCAAAAATTTCCGCATTGAAGTCACCTCTGATTCAATGATTTACCAAGATGAACAGCAAGAAAAGCAAGACCGTATGCAATTCTTATCTGCTGTTGGTGGATTCTTTCAGCAAGCCGTACCTTTAGTGCAATCACAGCCTGAATTAGCCCCTATGGCTATTGAAATGCTGAAGTTTGGCGTTACTGCCTTTAAAGCCGGTAAGCAATTAGAGGGAATTATTGACGAAACTGCTGATAAATTGCGTCAACAAGCTAAAGCAGCCGAAGGACAGCCTAAACCGCTTTCTCCAGAGATGCAGAAGATGCAGATGACTATGCAGTTAGAACAAGCCAAAATGCAGGCAGACCAACAGAAGATGCAAGCCCAATCTCAGCTTGAACAACAGAAGATGCAGATGCAAATGCAGCTTGAGAAGGCTAAACAAGAGTACCAGGCACAAGAAAACCAGCTTAAATTCCAACTTGAAGAACAACGCAATCAGATGGATAGAGAGATGGAAGTCAAGGTTTCTCAGATGAAGATGATGACTGAGAGAAATACTCAAGTATTGTTAGCCCACATTAACAATGGCGCAAAGATTGAAACAGCCCGTATTTCTGCTGGTACAGACGATGGTGCAGATGCTTATTACATGGAAGAATCAATGGCACACGCTATGGAACATCCAATGCAACCTATTGCAAACGCTATTGGTCAAGGAAACGAACAAATGGCACAGGCAATTAGCGCTTTAGTAGAAACTATTAATGCCCAACATAACCGCCCTAAGACGGTTGTTAGAGGTCAAGACGGCAAAATTATTGGAGTCCAATAATGGCTATTACAGTCAAACATACTAAGGTTTCAACGATACCTGACGGAGATGACACATCCGTTGTAAGGCCAAGTGATTGGAACGCTGACCATCAATTAACAGGAACAGTCCCTGTAGCTAATGGTGGTACAGGTGCGGCTACTGCTAATGCTGGTTTTAATGCTCTTGCACCTAGTCAAACAGGCAATAGTGGTAAATACCTGACTACTGACGGAACAGACACTTCTTGGGCTACAA